GGGGTACGCATTCTACCGGTGATGCGCCATCCATTGGTAAAGTTGGAGGGCGCGGTATTGAATTCAAGTTGATGAGTAATTACATTCCACAACACCGTTATGCCGCCTGCACCCAATGTGTCCTTCACCACTATACCTACAGTTTGTGCGGTCCAAACCGGCGTCACATCTGTGCCTGTATTCACTTCCACAACTACACGATTCTCACCAACAGGCGCTCTATCAACTGGTGAAGTACCAGCAGCCTCACCGGTAATGAACAATTTTCTAGCGCCATTACCTGCATATATATCGGTGATGTCAGCGGACAGTAACCCTCCGCCTCTCACCTTCACCACATTATATTCGCCTATTTGTTTTGAATACTGAGGGCTGAAATAGGGTATATTGGAAGTGCCATTAGGTGCTGTGGCGTCAGTGAATTGATAAAATGGTGAAGGTGGGGCGCTAGACCCCTCCCTAGAATAGGTCAATACCTTGAATGGGGTGATGTTCCATACATATCCAGTAAGATATGATACTGCATCTAACACTTGACGCAGGGTGAGATCGGTGACGCCCAATACGCTGATGGTACGGCCTGCTGTGACCTTAGTGGTGTCAATCTCGGTAAGTCCGGCTGCAGTAAAAGCAGCCTGAATGATGTACTGATCAGTTTTCGAATAATAAATCGTTGGCGTATTGATGCTTGCTCGATCTAGTAATTTCTTCCAGTCCTGACACCGTATCGCAATGGCACGACCCAACCCGTTGGGCACCATATCTATATCAGATATTATACCACCAAATAACCTGGTAAGTGAATCAGACCAGTCCTCTACTACTACGTCCTGCCCAAGCGATACAGATATCGAGTTGTTAGGGTCATTTAGAACGAATCGTGCTGTTCCAATCTCGTACCCAAAACGCGCGTCTATGGACCACTCTTCAGTGAGAGTAGCAGTAAGATCAACGGCATCAATCAATAATCGTACTTGCATGGGGTTATGGGCTATAGGCTATAGGCTATAGACTATGGTGACTCTCCAGCCACTCCTCCCACCAGTCGCGCCTCACGTGTTACCGTGTTGACGATATACTGACGTAACACTTGCCCATCCAGCGTCACGTTCACTATTACATCCTTGCCACCAGCTGATAATGGTGACATAGGCCCAGGTTGGTTCCACGGTGCCTCCTCAAGTACAGCGCCAGCTGCCAAACCGCCAGCGACACCTATAACAGCCCCCACTGGTCCACCAAGTAGGAATCCGGCCAATCCCCCCGCCAACGCCAGCCCGACCGTGTTCATGCTATTAGCGATGCCCTCTAATATGCCGTTGATTACTAACATGGTACCTAATGGGAATGCAGCAAAGAAATCACTGACTCTAGCTATTAGTGGACCTACAATGTCACTAAAACGTGTCATTTCATCATTTAGCTTCTCTATGTTGGATAATGGTATACCCTTAGCGGCCTTGCTCATGCGGTCTATAGCTGTCCTAGCCTCATCAATGGTGGTGAAGTCGGTTTTCAACAATTCATTGAGTGGTCCAAGCGCACCCTCGTTGATCGCCGCACCAAGTATAGCGAACGCCTGAGGCATTTCTACCCCATATTTTTCGTCCAACATTTCGGCCATTTCAAGCATAGACCTAATAAGGTCTTCGTCCATCGTTAGAGATAGCTGTTTGACTGCCTCGGTGGACCTGAACAGATCAGTAGCTGCGGTACGTCCCAATATTTTAGTAAGTGCGCTTGTGGATTCAATAGCGTCTTCAAGGCTCGCACCGTAGGCGACAAACTGTAATTGAGCAGATCGCACAGCCTGATTGTAGTTCAACCAATCCTTAGTGGCTAATGCGGTAGTTACACCCGCCAGCGCCACGCTTATGATGCCCAGATGATCACCAAGGAAGCCGAATACCTTATTGAGTCCAGCAAACGCACTCGCCATCACCCCAGCCTGCACAGCGGTCTTACCCATGGATTTACCCACAGCCGTAAGTGGGCCACTAGCGCGGTTGTGTGCTATGATGAAAATAGCGGCTCGCGCGGCGGTTCCAACTGCTCCCATTACCACGGCGTAACTCCCGGTGGCAAGGCATCACCCACGGCGGCGACGGGCGATGCCGCCACTAGATTCACTTGATTGCTTGATGTGGGCCTCTTGTTGTTGTTGTAACGCCCTTTGTACATTAGACTCCGCCGATATGTGGGCAACGATGGATTTGATGAAGGACAACGGTTGACGTCTGAATTGGGCGCGGTCCCACCCCATGGTGCGACACACGATAAACTCAGCTGTGAGGGGATGAGTATGCGATCTACTAGACACGCCATACCCCATGAGCGCGTTGTAGTGCGTTCTAGACGCCTCACCGATGGCCTTATCAACGGCATTATTGCCATCATTACCACCTATGCGAATTTTACCGCCGCCCGCTCTTTTGGGCTTACGTTGAGTTTGTCCACCTCAGCGATGATGAGATCGGCGATGTGGCGACGCAGCTTACTGATGGTGGAATGGTTCACCGGTTTGTCGAAGGACCACGCCATGATATTGATCTCAAGCAACGTAACCTCTGAGCGATGAAATGTCCCACCAAGTCCCTTCTCTTCACCCGACGAGTCCGGTGTAATGCGTACAGAATCACGCTCAAACCTGTCCCAATCCGCGATGGACATTTCCTTCTTGATGTCCACCCACGCCGTCCCATCATCATCGAGTTTGACACGGTGCGCCTCCTCACCAATGAAAAAACCGTCGTTAGTGCCCATTTGATGCTGCCTCCTTGAACATTACTTACTACCTACTATCTATCTACTTATCTGTTATCTATCTACTTAGAGTGTCGCCACGTTTGTGCGACACGTGAACCCAAATTCATTACCAAGGGTGTCCTCACGTGAGTGCATGATCAGACGTATAATGTCCTGGCCATCACGGTCCTCGAATATTACAGGCTCAGCGACGTAGCGGCCTATGAGGTTGACCACGAAGGTATGATTAGCGCCTACCAGTGTTGGTCCAGTCCACTTGAGCTGTATAGCACGTAGTGTACGTGCAGCCCACGCATCATACTCGGTCATAGCATCCGCGCCCATGGCCATTTCAAGCTCAACTTCCAGATGCCGCCGTTGCTCACCGAATGTGGAGAAGTCCATTGATCCATCGGCATATTTGATGGGGATAACGCCGGTGACCAAGCGCAACGTTCCACCCATCACCAATGCGGTCTTGGGGGTGGTGGTTGCGGCGGCAAGGGCATAGGTGCTGTCTATGGCCACACCGAGTTTGTTGCTTACTATCTCATTAACCACGGGATCGACCTGTCCGGAAGTGAATGTGGTCTTGGTGGCAAACTTGGAGAAGAGATCGGCGGTAAGCTCGGTAACTTGGTTCATGGCGAACGAGAGTTCAAGGGCACGGCACATGGTATGCACCGACACCCATGCCTGCGTATCGTCACCGTACTCGAAGGTGTACGAGTCCTGGACGTTGGACGCGGTAAGCGATGGAGTGATGGTCCAGTTATAGGCAGTACCGGAGTCTATAACGCCAGCGATGGCACCTTTCACGCCCATAGCCAGGAAATCCAAGATTTGCTGATAGGTGGCAGCGCCCTGGAACCTCAGCGATGCACCTTGGGCGATATCAACGTCACGGTAGAACTCAGCAAGCGATGGACGGTCATCCTGTGGTGAGTGCCGGTCTATGAAGTTGGTAAGAGTCATGGTGCCGGGAAACCGCTTGTCGGCATTGACCTCGGTGCGAGTGGCTGCTACTTCTTTACCGGCTTGTATGATGCGAAATGCTGATAGTGACATGGTGTGATCCCCCTATGATACACTTGTTGACTGTGATGGCGGTGTGTCATCGATTATAGGAATGCGCTCATTGATGCCGATAGTAATGGACATGGCTATAGAATCGGCTAGATTCTGTAGGTCTTTGCGTGATTCAGTAACCACATCCATTAGGTAATTATTGGGCTGTATGCCGCGTCGTCCTATGGCACGAGCGACGGCGTATGCAACATAACGAACACGGTTGGCGGGAACGCCCAACTTGGCGCGTACCCAAGGTTCAAGGGCGCGGGATGGGGGCATGCGGCCTGGTAATCTACCAGATGCCACATACTGCATGTATTCAGCACCACCAAATGATGGGGGATTGCTGGCGGA